TTTTACATAAGTATCTTCATATTTTGAGAGATCACCATAATCATTTTTCTCATCGTTGTAATATATCTTATGAAACATCGAATATGGATTTTCTATAAACTCTGTTTCCATTGTTTCTGTATCATAGATATGAAATCCTCGTTTGTCGTTGTAATCGCTCCAAGTTATCTCATAAGGATTACCAAGATATGTGATATTTCCAGTAGTAGAACGATGATGAAAATGACCAGAAAATACTCTTTGGAATGCCTTAAACATCGTTGAGGGATATCCATCCATACTAAAAGAACCCTTGTTCATTTCTATGCCTTCTAAATGTAGATGACCAAATGCTGCTTTAGTTCTTGTCTTTTCAATTAGTTCTTTTGTTGCATCTTCATTATCTGCACACATCCAAGGCACAAACAATACCTTATGTTCTTTTGTCAGAGACACTTCACAAGGATCTGAATAAACCGAAACATTGTTCATTCCTCTTGTCAGTTCTTCCATCGAATTTACTTTGAGAGTGTTCTTATAATAAATGTCGTGGTTGCCAACAATGAGTTTAGTGTTTACACCCATTTCTTCTAAAGGATGAAACAATATTTCTTTCATCGAATTGAGCGTCTTGAAGTTGATAAATTTCCGTCTATCAACCACATCACCCAAATGTATTACATCGGTGATATCTCTCTCTTTCAGAGTAGGGAAGAATATATTTTCATAGAACTTACGAAAGAAATCTAGGAATAGGAGACTATCATTTCTAGCACCGAAATGTGTGTCTGTCAGCAAAGCTATCTTCATGCACAAGCTCTCATAAAAGAAGTAAGGGGAGATAATTCCAAAATTGCATCATCTTTTTTCTTCGACACCACTTTAGGTTTCTTTTTCGCTCTTTTCTTTTCCTCAAACTGATAAATGAAATCATAGATATTAGCCTGTTTATCAACTGTCATCAAGGTTGCTCCTGCGGCTATACCACTCTGTTCACCAACAGTCATATTTTCCATATCTGAATTGTCTTCGATGGAATTATGAGCATCCATTTGTTTGTATTTTATATAAAGTTGTTTCTTTTCTTTTTCGATTCTTCTTAGGAAGGCGTAATATATTATCTGTGTGAAATAAGCAAATGGATTTTTGGATTTCTCAGGATTGAAATTACTTGCGTACATCACACAATTTTCTATTCCATCACTTACCATTTCTTCACGAAATGCATAGTTTATAAAATTGGGTCTATGAGATAATCTTTCTGCTATTTTGAGGAAACATTCACCTGCGTAATCTGGTAGTTGAGGTTTACGTTCATCTCCGTCATCGACTGACTTGAGATATTCACCTCTATATTCTCCCATGACTATTAAAAACTTTTCATTGTCTACATAATGTTGTTTTGTTCGTGGTCTAGCCATATGAATCCTTTAGTGGTAATTGTTAATAATATACTATTATAACAAGTTATATCGATAAAGTCAAGTGTTATTTTTTTGTTATTCTGTTAAAAAAGACTTGACTAATTTCTCCGTATCTGGTATATTAACTCTGGTGGGTTTGAGATGAAGGTAGTACTGAATTACTAATTGACTAACATACTTGTAACCTCAAATGAATCCATATCTCTGTTTTCTTGTTCATCTAGTATTTCATCATATATCTTTGACATCTTTTTGGACAGGCTGGTCATTGTCACCACATACTTCGTAGATACAGGAATTATTTCATCATCTGTGTAAGGTATCCATTTTGTAAAACGAACTCCTTCTTCGTCTTTTTCAAACACATGAGTTATTTGCACTGGGTGTTTCAGATTAAAAAACCCATCGGTTGGTTTCAAATACACAGCCAGAATTTCTTCTCCTGTTGAAAGTTTGATATATTTTCTTGATGCCATATTATCCTTTGAGTGATATTACATAGATTTTATAAGGAAATTGTTCAGAACTATAAATCTTTATTCTTTCTGAAAAATGGTTTAGTGTATAATTTTTCCTATCATTGTGAGTTAGATCGTCTGAAATATCATAAAGTCTCGCTGAATCTTTAGTCTCTGACTTCCTCAACCCTCTACCTATTGACTGTAAATTTCTAATACGACTCTTAGAAGGAGAAGCGAAAACAATGTTATGAATGTTCCGAATATTGATGCCGGTACTGTATACACCATAACTTGCACAGATAATAGCATCTTTTTCTTTTTCGACAAGTTCTCTGACTTTTTCTCTTGAATCTGCATCTGTTCCTCCATAAACAAAAAAGATTTTCCTAGAAGAATCAACAATTTCTTCTAGTATTGAATGTAGAATGTTACCGTGTTTCTCTATCAATTGAAATAGAACTAATGTGTTTCCGCTCAGACTATTTACAAGATTACAAATATACTTGTTTCGTTCTGAATGACCCACTATAAAGTCTATCTCTTCTTGATAGTTCATTTTTGATACAATGGCACGTTCCTTTTTATTATATTTTAAAATAAGACAATTTATATCAATCGATGATATAGTCTTGTTCTTGATAAGTTCTTTTGTAGTGGTTATTTTCTTTATTGTACCGAATAACCCCTCTAATATTAATTTATGTACCTCTACTCCGTCTAGTGTTCCAGTAGTTCCAATTCGATAAGGAGTATTTTCCAGATTTTTTAATATCTTAGTAAGAGAACGAGCTTTGTAAAGATGTGCTTCATCTCCTATCACCAAACTAAAATCGCTGAAGAAATCTTTTTCCAGTTCATAAAGTGACTGCCACGTTGAAACAATAATTGGTTTGTCTGTCTGTTTTTCTTGACCACCATAAATCTTGTGGACGAAATTTTCGACCTCAAACGTATTGTCAGCCTTTGCATAGGCCTCAAAATCAGAATACATTTGACTCACCAGAGAAAGTGTTGGAACAATAACCAAAGCTTTTTCAGGTAAGTAGTATCGTATCAGATAGTAAATTATAAGAGATTTTCCCGATGCAGTTGGTGATAATAACACACACCTTTTTTTATCAATTGAGTGTCTGACTGCAAGACTTTGATAATCTCTTAGTTTATATTCACAAGGAAATGATGTAAGAAATTTAAAATAATCGTCATTGGAGATTGGTTCAAGAATCTCTCCTGTATTATCTATAAGTTCATATTCTCTGTCATCAGCAAATCTACTTATTTCTGGTTTGAGACCAGCATAAATTCGATTGCTATCCATATTGAAAAGGTAAACATATCCATCCCATTTTTTTCTTCTGAACATGGGCATGAATTGATAACCATTTGGTCTGAATCGAAAATAGTGATTCAATTCCATTTTCACATGAGGCTCACAAATAAGTCTAACGAATACCTCAGTATCCTTTTCCATCAATATCTGAGTGGTCATCCAAGACCTGCAACAAATTTTCTCCAATTAATTGCATTATTAATATGAAAACTTCTATTCTCAATCATAGAAAGAACAGATTTCAGATACTCGACTTTACTTTTCTGTTCGTTCATAATCTTTTCAGCCTTCTGTAAGACCTCATCTGCTCCGACATAGTGGCGTTCTAACTCTGTCTTCGATACTCTAATATTATGGTCTGGAGCCTTTCCGTTTTTAGAAATGACAACTTCCCATCGTTGTTGAAAAAGGACTTTCCAATGAGTTTCAAGATCACTCATTTTTCGTTTCTCTTTAGAATAGATGTCTAGATATTTTTGGTGTACATTGGGTATGTTTAGAGACTCATTATCCAAGTCTTTGTCATCAATGTGAGCATCTTCTTCCCACATCAACATAATTTTTTCAAGTTCCATAATTTTAGTTATTCAATAAGTTTTTTATCTCATAGTTAGTGTAACGAAATGTTGCTGTAGCAGTAAAATATTCAACGTCAGTAGCAGCACTACTGAAATCTAAGGAAGATATTGATATAGGGAATGCTTCGTAGAAATGAAATTCCATTTGTGGATTCATTGCACTTGTCAAAATAGATAAAACGATAGTGGATACTGTTCCACCTCTAGGGGTTAAATCTGACTTTCCTTGAAGTAATCTATATTTTTCGTGACCTTCAGCCAAACCTAACGCAATACATCTATCATAAATTTCAATCCAATTTTTAAGATGTTCATCGACTATGAAGGTCACTGACAATTCCTCAAAGGAAACGTTACCTCCAGCGTATGGTATATTTGCAAATGGTGTGACCAGATCAATTGCTTCGATAGAAACGCCTGGCACATTTACTGATTGACAAAACCAAGTAAGATGTGGTGCATCCTCCATCGATAATCGAAAGCTGATGTTGGAAAGATAATTTAAATTGTCTGGTACTTTATTTGATGCTGACATAGATTCCTTTTCTTATTATATTACTATTTATGTAACATTTTTTCAAACTCAGGATATCCGATATCTTTACCAACAAACACAAAGCTGCAATTTGGAAACTCTTCTTCTATTTTTCTATGTTGACCAATCCAATCTCGACTCTCTGAATCGGAAACATTCGTAGAAGAACTGAGATAAACACCAGAACTAGTTTGACTGTGGAAATAGTCATATCCCACACAATAAAATGTTTCGTTTGGATTTTCCAGACAAGCTATTCTTAGAGCAACTGTTTCAGTAATCCAATCATCATATTCATTTCCCCACCAATCAATGTTTTTTGTCAAATCGTTAGAATCTATCCAGAGAAAATACATCACTCCTTCATGGGCAAATTGTATAAAATTTTCTGTAGTTGGTTCGTTCTCTGCAATTTTCATTCTCTTATCCGTAGATTGTTTCATCATATCATAATGAAAACTTGGAATGAGAGTAAAATTCCTAAAATGACAAACGTGTTTTTTGGTGTATCCATTAGTGACAAGTTCGACAAGAATTTGGATATTTTCACTAATTAAATTGTCAGGAATGAATCTTTTGTGAATGTAATCACAACCGTATGTAGTATGATTTTTGAAGAGGTTTACATCAGAAATGGTTTTAGAATAACCATTACCTATCACTATCAACATTTTATTCTCACAAGAAAATGACTACAAACAAAAAAAGGGAGCAGATTTCTCTACTCCCTTTTGAAATCCTACTATATGTAGGGAACGAATTACATCAAGTTTGAAATTGAAGCTTTTCTGTAATAAACGTTCAAGTGAGGATTCGATGTCAAGTCACCAGTAATACGACCAGTTGAAGTAGCCGCATTTTCAGCAAATGGATTAGCAACTAAACCATAACGTGTCTTGAAAGCGATTTGTGGTTGAAAACTAGATGAATCAACTGCACGAACCATTTGTAATGGAAC